GGGGGGTGTAGCATTTTGCAACAGTCGTTTTGGCCTTGTTTTATAGGCATTTTTGCGCTCAACGTGCGTTTGGTGCTTGTTTTCTAGGGGTTTTCGTCGCGCTTCGTTTCAATCGCCTGCGTCGACTTGATCAGCGCTAGCGCCAACGCTTGCAGACTAGCGGTCTCCACGATGATCACGCTGCCCCTGCGGTTGGGCTTGTGCCACACGATCGGCACGCTTCCCACTGGCGCGTCGGCCTTGGCCTGATCAATCGCAGCCCATAGCGTCAGCCGCTCGGTCCGCTTGGCCTCGACGTGAATCGGAACACCAGGCAGCACGACGTCAGGTGAGTCTGGCCCGCCTTGGTACTGGACGCCCCTACGGGCCTCCACGCCCAGGATCGCCCCCAGCTCGGCTGCGGCCTCGCGCTCACCACGCTTGCCCTTCTCTCGGCTAGCCCTGCCCATTGGTGGCCTCCAGCAGTTTGCGGTCGAGGTCGGCGTTGACGTCACGCAGGGCTCGGCACAGCTCCAACAGCCTGGCGTAGTGCGTATCCACGGCCGCCATTTCGCCCCGTAGACGTTCGTTCTCCCGCTCCAAGGTCTCGGCCAGGTCCAGGGCCTCGCGCCGGGATCGCCACCATCGAAACAGCATCACGCCACCTCCTGGGTCATCTTGGCCGCCATGGCCTTACGGGTCGCCTCAAGCCTCGCGGCATCGTCCCCCGACCACCCCCGTGGCGGTGGCCGGTCCTCGAGGTGGGCCGTCCCGCGCCCGGCCTTGGCTGGCTTGGGGTCGTCGTACTGGCCAGCCAGCACCCGCTGGACGAACCCGGCCCCGACCAGCTGGAACAGCGTGGCCGGCGTGTCGAAGTAGCGGCACCTGGGCAGGTGCTCGATCGCCCGCAGGGCCTCGTCCGCCCAGCCCGGCTCGGCCAGCCGCTCGGCCAGGGCCGGCGGGGCCGCCTTGGCCCGGTATGGCTGCACCTTGCCCGCCTTGGCCGCAGCCAGCCACGCCGCCCGGATGGCCGCCTCGTCCTGCGAAGCCTCGCGCGGAGGAGGAGGGGGATTATCTACTCTATTCTTATTCTTATCTGGTAACGCGTCCTGCGTTACACCGTCCGGCGGGTCTGTAACGCTGGGCGCGTTACGCTGCCGGCTGCGGTGCTTTTCGACCCTCTGGCCGGCCAGCGCCCGCACCTTGGCCGAGTCGGAAAAATGCCGCTCCCAGTGCGGGATAACGATCCCGTCCTCCTGGGTGACGAGCCAGCCGACGCTGACAAGCGCCGCACCGAATCCGACGTGCCCGATCTCATCGTCCAAGTCCTCGATCTCGGCCCGGACCAGCCCGTTGTGGCCGTGCCGATCCGCCCACGACCACAGGCGGTAGAGCTTGCCGCAGACCTGGTCCCGGTCGAGGCCGGTGATCCGGGCCACCCGGCGGGTGTCCGGGTCGTCGTAGAGGTCGTGCCGCATTTTGATCCAGTTACCGGCCATCCTTGCCCCTCCCTTTACAAGATTTCCAAGCGATCTTCGTGAAGCTGAAGACCGATCCCGCTGGCGACCACGGCTGCTGAAGGGAGCAGGTCGATCCACCACGCGCCCCACGATGTACCGTCGTGGTTGTTACCCCGGTCCGCCATGTGAGCCATCCCGGCCGATTCCCGCTCTGCTACCCAAGCAACAAATACCCGAAGGTCGATCAAAACCCATTCGCGAATGCGTCGGGTTTCGCCGTTGCCCCAGCAGTAAAGCATGAGGTCAACGTCGCCGCGCTTCACCTTTTCCAACTCGCTGACGCCGTATGTGGTCTTTGTTCTTAGGGTGAACTGGCCGCCAAACCTTTCGTATGCGGCCTTCGTGTGCTTTCGCACCCGACATGAAATCCGTAGGGCATCCGTCTCAAAGACCATGTCGGTCGCAGACGTGCGGTCTTCGTCCGGCGTTGCTTCGCGGATCAAAACAGGCCCAAGTAGCAGCCGCAGCTGCAGATTAAACTGGTCAGCCCACTCGCGGTTTTCGCTGTATCCCATCAGTCGGCGGCCTCCTTCCCCCAAACGTCAAACCCGTCAATCTCGCGGCGGTTAAAGATGTCGATCCGCCGGCCGGCAGTGACTCGTCTCACGACGTCGTAGAAGGCCTCAGGCTTTTCGCTGTGCTTGCCGCGTGCCGCGTCGAAGCAAACCGGGAACGCCTTTGTGTCGATGAACTGCGGCGTCCCACGCCTGGCGTAAACGGCGAACTCGCAGTTGTATTGAGGCAGGCCAAACGGCTGAAATCCTCCTGGCTTGTGCCAGACGAACGTACAGACGTACTTGAGGCCCCAGGCGTCAAGCAGCCGCAGGCACATCGGTAGGAACTTCTGGGTCGTCCAGACCCAGACGTGGGAATCGTCGGCGGCCGGCAGCTGCATGGCGGCCAACTCGTCCTCCTGCATGGTGGGATATTCAAACGCGACCTGCTCCGGCGTGACGTCCCGCTCGATCTTCTCCATCGGCCACGGCGGGTCGATCACGATCACGTCGTACTGGCCTGCAAGTTCTTTTGCCTTGCGGGCTTCGACGTTCTCGAGCTTCGCCACAACCTCCGCACGTTTCTCTTCGCGGATCACGTCCGCCATCTTCTTGCCGCCATCAATGATCTCGCGAGCTCGGTCTGGCGACTTCTCTAGCAGCTCGGCGGCCTTGATAACTGCGGCACGCGCTGGTGACTGACCGTGTGCTACTTTCAGCCCAATGCCAGGAGAAATCTTTTCCGCCTTGGCGACAGCTTCCGCAAACTTGCCTGCACTACGGACAGTCCTTTCCGTAACGCCGTGTTCCTTGGCAAGACGCTCCGCAGTCGTTGAGCTCTGGCAACTTTTACCTTTGCTCGCACCGGCCTCGGCCATTGTTTTCTTCGCCCGGTTGTAACGCCGCCCAAGTAACAGCGTGAACGCATCCGGGTGAAGGTTACGCCTGCCCAGTTGGTTGCGGTCCATCCAGTCAGACGCCTCCTCTCGGCTGCCAAACCGCATCTCGTGAACGTCGAACGGCAGCCCCAGCCGCGTGCAGATCTCGTAGCGGTTGTGGCCGTCAAGCAGCGTCAGCGTCCCCTTGCTGGCCCACACAACCAGCGGGTCGCGTGCGCCGCCGTGTTCGACGATGTTGTCTTCCAGCTGCTGCCGCTCCTCTGCAGACAGCGGCGGGATCAGGCCCGCAAACTCGGCGTCGATCTTGATGTCTTCAAAAACCTGCGTCACTTTGTCCTCCCTGCTTGGTAACTCACCGGATCTTTCATCCACCGTTCAACCTCCCGCCGCTCGTACCGCACCTTCCCGGCCGGCCCGTCAGCGAGTTTCACGAACGCCGGCCCTCGCCGACGCCACCGCCACTGGGCCACCGTCGCCGGTCGCACCCGCAGCAGCTGTGCCACCTCGTCGCTGGTCAACCACCGGCTGGTCATTCGTCACCGTTTGTAGATGCGTGTAGATGTGTCCCGAAGGGGGTCTGGTCGCTCACGTCGTCACCTTCTCCGCAGCGGCCGCCGCCTCCAGCTCGTCCGCCTGGTCCAGCATTCGCCGGGCGATCGCACGGATCTTGTCTGCCTTGGCAGCCATGGCCGCCGCGGGCGTTTCGCCCCAGTGGTGGTCCAGCTTGTTTCGGATCACCTTGTTCCGCGTCGGGTCGGCAAACTGGTAGTTGGTCTCGACCCACTCGCCACACGGCGTCAGTTCGCCCCATGTCGTGAAGATCCCCATGCCTTCCTCTTCCGATGCCCGCTCGGTCAGGAAGGCGATGTACCGGCGTGGTCGCTCGTCGCTCATTTCACTGCCTCCACTGCCAGCCGGCCCTTGTGCCGGTACACGACGTTGCCATGCCGGCCGATGCCGGCGACGTACAACTCGACATAGCGGTTGACCTGAACCGGCAGCCGCCTTGGAAACTTGCCGCTTCGCCGCTCGTAGGTCGTGCCGTCGAGCGGCCCGCCCACGAACTCGGCGGTCTTAAAAGGGGATGTCATCGGGCGACCCTCCTTGGCCCACAGCCTCCACCTTCGCCGCCGGCGTCCGCGCCGGGGCCGGCTTGGCCGCGGCCGGCGGCAGCGGCTCGGGGCCGGCGACCCACTTGTCCACCCGGACGTACTCGCGTCCGCTCTTGGCGATCCCGAAAACGGTCTCGACGCGCACCTGCCGGCCGACGAGCTGCTCGCAGTCCCAGTCCTGCCCCTTGACCGGGACGTTGACCGAGGCCGACCGGCAGACCGACTCGATCAGCCACCGCATCTGGGCCGGGATGATCGCCTCCAGCGGCCGGAAGCCGTTGATGTTCACGGCCAGCACCAGCGACGTGCCTTGCGGGTTCTCGGGCTTCACCATGAACTTCAGATCCTTGAACTTGGCGTCCGTGATCTCGGCGGCATGCTCGCCGTCGGTCGCCATCGGCAGGTCGCCGCTGGGCTGCCCGCCCTCGTCGTCGAGCCAGAAATCGTCAAACCTCATGTCGTCACCTCCGGGGTGTGCTTCTCCATCCCGACCCGCACGATGCGGGCCGTGTCTTCGTCGATCAGATCTCGCAGCAGGCCCATGGCCGTCCGGTAGGACATGGCCCCGGCTGCATGCGATTGGCACAGGCCCGCCACGGCCGCCATCGTCCGCTCCTCCTGGGCCAGCCGGGCCATCCGCTGCTCGTTCGTTTCGCTGCTCATGCCGCGCCCTCCTCCTCGGCCGCCTGTGTCCAGCCCATGCCCTTCGCCTTGGCGTAGCCCACGGCCATCTGGACGTGCCGGTCCTCGTATCTCTTTGCCCCGTGGATCCGCACCGGCGGGCATGACTGCGTGGCGAGCTTGACGTGGTACGGGGTCAGCGACACGCCGAGCGTGGCCAGCAGGCCGGTGAACTCGCCCCACGTCATCCACGACCGCCGCCGGCCGATCCGCCGCATCCGCGTCCAAGTGCTGTGCCACGCCGGCTTACTCATGGGCCACCTCCTCCACCGGCTCGAGCTCCTGATGGCGGGCGGCGATCGCGTCGGTCAGGGCCGACCACTCGTTGCCGGTGATCTTGTCTTCGCTCACCAGCTGGTCGATCCGGTCGCCGAACTTGCCGAGCTGGGCCAACGTGGTCGCCGCGGCGATGTAGCCGCGGATCGTGTCGGCCAGCGTCTGCACCTTGAACACCGCCTCCAGCTGGGCGATGTCCATGGGCATCTCGGCCGGCAGGTTGAAGCGGTTCTTGGCGTCCCAGGCCGCCGTCCGCTCGGCGTACATGACTCGCTCCTTGCCGCCCCTGCCCTTTTTGCGGCCGTCGGCTCCCTCGACCAGCCGCGTCTTGTAGTTCGTGAAAAGGATCAGGTCGGCCCACTCCTTGACGATCGGGGCCACCTTCTTCGACAGCTTGATTTCGTACCGGTCGTAGCCCTCGTCCATATCGGGAGGCGTGCAGCGCTTGACCTCGCTGTGGCCCACAAACACGACGTTCAGCCCCTTGGAGACCAGCCCGTCGGCCGCGTCGATCAGCTGCTGGAACGCCTCCGAGAGCACGCCGAAGCCGCGGCCGTAGGGCAGCTCGTCGACCGGCTTGCCGAGCTTGGCCTGGAGGTGGGCCCGCAAAAGCGTCTCGGCCCAGTCGATCGAGTCAACGACCACCGTCTTGAACCCCTGCGGGTCGCCGGCCAGGTCGAGCATCGCCGACACGAGCTCCAGCCACTTCGTGATCCGCACCCGGGCACAGTCGATCCGCTTGCTGCCGTCCTCGGTGTCGAGGATCAGCGGGCTCGGGAACTGGCTGGCCAGCGTCGTCTTGCCGATGCCCTCGACCCCGTGGATCACCGCCGCTACGGGCGATGCCTGGATTCCTCGTTCAATCTTCAGCGCCATCGTTTGGCCTCCTCTGGTTCCAATCCTGAAAACACATGTCCTTCCAGATCTCCTCCCGGTAGATGTCGACGTCGTTGGGTGCCTTAAACCCCAGTCGCACCATGCCGGCCGTGATCTCATGCACGACGATCTCGACCCGGCAGTCCGGGATCACGATCGACTCACCCACTCGACGCGACAGCACCAGCAACGCGCACCTCCGTGTAAGTCCGGCCGGCTGCGATCCCTCGCCGCCGGCCGGCCACTGCCAATCCCTCAGCCGCCCGGCGATCCCTCGCCAGGCCGGGGTCCATCCCCATCAACAAACAGCGACTCGCCCCGCTCCGCCCGGCGAGCCATCTCCGACACCTTGTCGCCGCTGCCCGGTGCCGCTTGGGTCGGCACGGCCGCGTCGATCACCTTTTGAATCTCGTTCCTGATCTCGACCAGTTCGTCGATCGACAGGCCGATCGCGTCGTAGAGCAGCGTGCGGTCCCCGCGAGCCGCGCGGGCCGCGTAGGTCTCGCCCTGGTTGCTCTGTCCGCCGGCCTTCGACGGGTTGCCGTAGAGGCGGATGATCGCGCACAGGTGAGCGTGAACCCGAGCCACGCGGTGAAGCCACAGTTTCAGTCGCGGGCAAGTGCCAGGATCGAGGCGGGTACGACGACCGGCCTCCAGCTTCTTGCGCGTCCGACGTGTCGCTTCTGGCGCTCCTTTTCGGACCACTCGCGCTGGATCTCTTCGCAGAGCTGCCTGATCTGCTCGGGCCGCGGGTCGCCCCAGCCGTCGATTGGCGGCCGGTACTGTTCCTGCCAGATGCGCTGTATCCGGCGCGAGATCTCGGAGGTAGTCGTTCCGCAGGCCGAGGCGATGCGCGCGAGCGAGTAGCCCCGCAGCCTCCAGCTCCTGATCTGAGCGTCCGTCACCTTGACCTTCATCACGACCTCCTGTCTGAGGCGAGGTCGGCCCGGTTGCTCCGCGTCCTGCGGCTGCCATGGCGTGTCCTCGCCTGGTGCTTCCGTCACGCGGCTGGTGCGTCCAGCCTGCGTGGTGGCGTCCGTCATGGACGTCACGGGCGAGAGATTACGCGGACGCAATAACTGCGTCAACAGCAGTTATTACGCGGGCGAAATGGCCGAAAACAGGCCTATTTGGTGAGGCGGTCGATTTTCACGCCGAGCACTTCGGCAACCGCCTTGATGGTCTCCAGCTTCGGAGACTTGATCCTGCCGGTGCAGATCCGGTGCAGGGTCGGGTAGGTGATGCCGGCGGCCGCGGCCACTTCATCGAGGTGGAAGCCGCGAGCGTCCGTCAGCTGCTCAATCCGCTGCCCGAGCAGGCATCGCTCGAGGGTTCGCCGGGCGCCGCCTGGGTGTCTGGTAGTTGCCATGCCGTCTCCCTCCGGCTTGCCTTTCGATCCCCGGCCGCCATAGGGTTCCTGCTGGCCGGGTCGCCTGACCTTCGGATCCCCGGACGGGATCCGAAGGTTGGCAAATGGCGGGGACAGGATCCCCAGCCGTTTAGGGGGTGCAATCCTCACGACCTGCGCCAGCGGCACTCCAATGGACCAAGGGTGCCGGCCGCACGGATTTCCCGGCGGCCCGCCGCACGGATGCGACCTACCTTCGGGGGAGAGGTCGCCATGAATCTCGACACGTTTTTGGATACCGTTTACGTCCCGCTGAAGCTCCGCGGCCGGTCACCGGAGTCTGTCCGCCTGCTCCGCCACGCGATCCGGCAGTTCAGCCTCCACCTCGAGCGGCCGGCCACGCTCGCCGACTTCGACGACCTGGTCGTGAGTCAGTTCCTCACGGCACGGGCCGCCCGCCTGTCGCCCAACAGCGTGGCCCGGGAGCGGTCGGGCCTGCTGGCCCTCTGGAATCTGGCACAGGCCCGCGGCCTCGTCCGGCTGCGGCCGCTGGTGGCCCCGGAGCTGATCCCGGAGCAGACGCCCCGGGCGTTCACCGCCGACGAGCTCGCCTGCCTGTGGGCCTCCTGCGGGCAGGTCCGGGGCTGGGTGGGCCCGACCCCGGCACCGGTCTGGTTCCAGGCCCTGCTCGGGGTGCTGTTCTACAGCGGCGAGCGGATCACGGCGGTGCTCCGGGTGGGGAAATCCCACTGGAGCCGCCCGTGGCTGGCCGTGCCCGCCGAGGCCCGCAAGGGCAGCCGGAAGCCGGCCACCTATGCGATGCCCGACCACGTCGCCGACCTGGTCGACCAAGTGTCCCGCCACGATCAGCCGACTTTGTTCTTCTGGCCGGCGTCCGACACGGCCCTCCGCGAGCGGTGGCGGGTGATCACCCGCCGGGCGGGGCTGGGGGACGGGCCGGAGGTGCAGTTCCACGCCTTGCGGCGGTCGTTTGCGAGCCACCTCCGGGCGGCCGGCGGGGACGCCCGGGAGGCCCTGCAACACTCCAGCGAAAAGGTCACCCGCCGATACCTCGACCCCCGGATCACCCAGGCCGGGCAGCCGGCCCCGTGGCAGCTGCTGCCCCGGATCTGGCCCGGCGACCTCGAGCCGCCGCCGGGGGCGGTGGATGCCGGGGCGGCGTGATTGTAGGATCGTCCACCATTCGAGGGGCACCGCCCCGCAACCGAGGAGACCACG